GGCGCAATCTCCGCCGACGAGATTCGCACCCTTCGGCAGTTCGGCAGCGAGACGCTGAACGAGACGATCCAGTCTCGCGCCAATGCGCAGATGGTGAAGATGCGTAAGAAGATCGACTACACCATCGAAGCGCATCGCGTCATCGCACTGAAGGGTGGGTTCATCGACCGCAACGGCGACAACTCCAGCGCGTTCACGTTCTTCGGTGTGTCCGCGCCAAGCTCGATCAGCCTTGCGCTGAGCACCGCCGCGACCGCACTGCGCAAGCTGTGCAGCGACATCATCACCGCGGTGGAGGACGCGCTCGGCGGCAACGCCTACAGCGAGATCAACGTCCAGTGCGACCCGACGCTGTGGGGCTTGCTGATCGATCACCAGGCAGTAAAGGAGACGTATCTCGGCTATGTCGGCGCCGCTGAGCGTGCCGGACAGATCATGCAGAGCTTCGTCTTTGGCGCTATCCGGTGGCACCGCTACCGCGGCGACTCGTCCGTGAGCATGGGCACCAAGGCCGCATACGCCTACCCGACCGGCGTCGATGGGATGTTCATCACCCGCTTCGCCCCGTCCACCTGGCTCGACAGCATCGGCAGCGATGGCCTGCCGTACTACGTCAAGTCGATGGAATCGCCGGAGGGCGACGCGATCCGCATGCTGGCGCAGTCCAACCCGCTGAACATCTGCACCCGGCCGAATGCGGTCATCCCGCTGACCACGCCGTAAGCAGCCGCAGCACCCCCAAGGCCCGCACCCGCGGGCCTTTCCTATTTCAGGGCCGCCAATGTCTCAACGCGCCGCATTCGCCGAGTTCGACGCCGCGTGCATGGCGGACCTTGCCGACAACGGCATGGCAGACACCGGCACCTACCGCAGCCCCGATGGCGACGACACTCCAGTCACGTACCTGTTCGACGACACGCAGTTTCAGGACGTCGGCGAGACAGGTGCCCGCGTGCTGGTCCGTGAGCGTCAAATCGGCCTGATGTTGGGCGAGGTGACGCCAGTCGAGAACGGCCGCGTGATCGGTGACGACGGGCGCACGTGGCGGCTGGTTTCGCCCACGGGTGAGATCGACGACAGCATGAGTTGGTGGTTTGTCGCGCCTGTTCGGAGTGACGCATGACCGCAAGCCTTGGTGAGCGAGCAATCGAAGCCGCGGCGCTCCTGATGGAGTCAATCCGAACTGGCGGCGGATGGTCTACCGAGTCCGGCGCGCTGGTTCGTCGGTCTCCCGTGGCAGTTGGGCTGGATGCCGATGACCTGTACTGGCAAACCCTTGTCTACGAGGGCCGCGAAGATTTGAGCGGCTACAACGGCGGGCCAGTAACCAAGGCATCCGGTCGGATTCAGGTGCGCCAGCAGCTGAATTTCGACACGTTCACCGTGGCCGATCCGGGCCGCGAGTCCATCCAGTACCAGGCCATAAAGGCCGATACGCGCAAGGCGCTTTCAACCGCAAGCGGCGCCCTTTCTGACCCTGCTGGCGTTATCTGCGGCGTCGAACACCTAGGCGCTGAGTTCATCGCGGACCTACCAGTAAAGGGCGTGATCGGCGTTCGCACGCGAATCATCTGCAACTACATCGAGGCGTGGGGAAATCCCGCACGCGCACCGTAACCAAGGAGCAATGCAATGGCTTTCCCCGCAGTTAACAAGAAGTCGAACTATGTGAAAGGCGGCGGCGTGCTGCGGCTTGCAGTGCGCGACGCCACCGGCCCACTCGGGTTCTACGATCCCGGCAACGTCCCGTCCATCGAACTGAGCCGCGAAGTCAAAACCTCGGACCATCAAGAGGCGCGCTCGGGCACGTTTCAGACTGACGCCACATTCACCGTCAGCGAAACCAACACGATCACCGCGACCATCGAAAGCATGACGCTCGCTAACTTCGCCCTGTTCCTTGGGCTGGACGTCGAAGAGCGCACCATTTCCGCGGGCTCCGTCACTGATGACGTGTTGCGCGGCGCGACTCGTGGCGCGTCGTGGGCACTTGGCTACACCGCAGCGAACCCCGAAGGCTTGCGCGCGATTTCGGCGTTTACCTCGCTCACCATTGTTGCGACTGCGCACGCCACGTCGACGGCGGTCACGGTCGGCACGGTGGTCAGCAACACCACCGAAGCCTACGTCTACACCGTGGCCGGAACCACTGGCGTATCCGCGCCGACGTTCCCCACTGCGGGCGCGACCGTTTCTGATGGCACTGCAACGCTCAAGCATCTGGGCACGCTGGTTGTGAATTCCGGCGAATACTCAGTCAGCCTGAACCCGGCGTCTATTGAACTTTCCGGCCTCTCCACGACCGGCATCAACGTCGCAATTTCGCGCATGCCGACCGGCTATTACCTGAGCTTCACGGCTGTTTACACGAAGTCCGCCGACACGTTGCAGCGGCTCAAGCCGCAGGCGGATGACGTCGAATACTTCGCGCGATTCGACGGCCAGAGCGCGCAGGGCACGCCGCTCAATTTCGTGGCCCCGTATTGCACCATCGTCGGCAACGGCACGTCACAGTGGATCAACGCGAGCGAGCCGCAGAATTTCAGCATCACGCTGACGGCTCTGAAACGCGATTCAGCGAACGCGGCAATCATCCCGTTCGGCGCCACGGCTGAGATTCCGTGGAGCTGATGTGACCCTCGCCGAACTGCTGGCCATGCTCGGAATGTGCACGCCTGGGAAACTGCGCGTGCTCGATCCGATTGTGGCCTCCGTGCCGCTGCTCGCGCAGCGGCTCGGCTCATCCATTGACGACGTGTACGCCATGCCCGTGCGTACCGTCGCCGATGCGGTGGCCGTCGAGTTTGCCGACTGGATTTCCGACAGCGTCGTTGCTGATGCAGCCGAGGCAATGCAGCAAGCCGAGGCGGCAATCGATCCGGCGCGGATGCGGGAACGGATGATGCGGAGGGCAGCGTGATTCGCGCTGACTCCGTGGGCATCGGCAACTTGGCGCGCGATCTGGCGCGGGTTGTGTCGGATGCGCCAAAGGTTTTCGCGCAGGCCGCGTCGTCGGTTGCGCGTGCGTCTGGCACGGAGGCGAAGCGCGAGATCACGGCGATCTACAACATCAAGCAACAGCGCGTTGGCGAAAGCCTGATCTCGTATGCCAAGGGCTCCGAGATCATCACCACCGGCAAGGCCAAGGGAATCACCCTGCAATCGTTTGGCGGCAAGCAAGCGGCAAAGGGCTACATGGCCGCAGTCCGCAAGGGTCGCCGCAAGCTGATCAAGGGCGGATTCACGCCGCCCAAGTTTGCGGGCGTTCCGTTCAAGCGCGAAGGCAAAGAGCGAACCCCGATCAAGGTTCTATACGGCCCGTCTGTGGCTTCAATGCTGCGGAATGACACCGTGCGTGAGCGCCTCACCCTGCGCCAATCCATCCGCGCCCGTGACGAGCTCACGCGCCGCATCTTCCGCGAAATGAGCAAGCGCTGATGGCACGCGACGAGACCATAAAGCTATCGCTGATCGATGGCGTTACGAAGTCGCTGCAGGCTATTCAAAAGGGCGTCGGCGGTGTCGGCGCTGAGCTGGCCAAGCTCAACCAGGTTGCGGAGTTGGCGGGCAAGGGATTCGCTGCGCTCGGCAACATCGCTGGCGGCATCGGGGATGCCGTTTCAAGCGTCGCCGATCTGGAGACTGCGCTCGCTCGCGTGGTCGACATCACGCAGGCCACCACGGAGGAACAGGTCGCGCTACAGCAAGCCGTGCGCGACGCGGCTACTGAGGTCGGCGTCACTGCCGATCAGGCTGCTGGCGCGCTGGTGTTGATGGCTGAGGATGGATTCAGCGCATCCGAGGCCGTGGCGTCGCTGAATACCGTGCTGAGCTACGCCAAGGCCAACGCGCAGGACGCAGCGACCGCAACCAAGGCGCTCGGCGGCGTGCTTGACACGTTCGGCGAAAAGCCGCAGATCATCGCGGCGCTGGCGGATCAACTCACGGCGGCATCGCGCGCCGCTGGCGTCGGGACCGCAACGCTGCAGAACGGTCTGGCCGCGATCGGCGTGCAGGCTGAGCAGGCTGGTCTGGGCGTATCTGAGGCGACTGCTGCACTTGCCGCGCTGGCATCGCGCGGCATCGAAGGAACGCAGGCCGCCAAGCAACTCGGCACCGTGTTGACAGAGCTGAACAACCCGGCGAGCAAGGCAGGTAAAGCGCTGGATGATGCCGGCCTTGCTGGCAAGTCCTTTGCGGATATCGTCGACGCACTGAGCAAGGACAGCGCGAAGGCTGCGCCGATCCTTGAGGCGCTCGGTAATCGTCCGCGTGCTGCGCTGAAGGTGCTGCTGGCTGAGGGCGGCGGCGCGCTGCGCGAGTTCGGGGCCATCGTGGACGGCGCTGCCGGCTCAAGCGAGCGCGCCGCAGCAGTCATTGACGAGACATTCAACGGCGCCGTTGCCCGCCTGCAGGCCGCGGTCGGCAATCTGCGCAACGAGTTCCTGTCGCCGATCCTGCAGCCGCTGGCCGACGATGCCGCGAAAGTTGCTGAGCAGATCAACAGTCTTGCCGACTCGCCGCAATTCGCCCGAGTGCGCGAGCAGTTCGCAGCGATGGCTACCGGCGCCATTCAGTCAGTCGGAAACCTGATCGAGAACGCGGACCTTGAGCAGTGGGCTGGCGACATCGCGAGCTTCGCTGGGGATGCAAAGTCAGCATTTGAATCGCTGGTTGTCGTTGTCCAGGCGACTGCGGACACGATTCGCGCCATCGGGTCTGCCGTGGAGTACGTGCGCGATATCACGGCTACGCTGGATTCGGCATTTGCCGAGGCAACGGGCGCAACCAATCGGCTTAATGTCGCGTCACGCGAAGCCGGAAAAAGTATCGATGGGCTCGGGGTTGGGCTCGACAAGAACAAGAAACGCACACGCGAGCTGAGCACGGAAGTAGACGGCGCAGCAGGCAGTGCGCAGGTGTTCGCCACGGCCGTAGATGATGCCGGGGCTGCTGCATCAGGCGCCGCGGAAGACATGGCGCCAATGCCGCGCGCCGCGCATCTGATCGAGGTGTCGCTCGGAAGTGCTGCGGCTGCCGCGGATATGTCGGCGCTGTCGCTCAATGCGCTGCAAAAGCGATTGCAGGCAGTACGTGAGGAACTGAGCGCGGCGGCTCCCGGTTCGCCGCAGTTCGTGAAGCTCGCTCAGGATGCCGCGGCGCTGGAAGCGCAGATTGCGAAAACCAAGCAACAGATCGACGAGGCATCCGGCGCCAACGAGAAGTTGGCGGACAGTTCGGACCGTGCTTCCGCTTCCTTGCGCAACCAGGCAGCCGCAGCCCGTGACGCTGGCAACAGTTCGCGCGACGCCGCGGACAGCGTTTCCCAGGCGTCGGACGAGTTCGGCAACATCGGAAACCAGTCGTCATCGGCTGCCGTCAGCATGGGAACGCTGACGGAGGAATTCGTCCGCAATGCCCTCGCGGTAGCCGGTAACGCCAAGAGCGTTCGCGACTACCTGCGCACGATCAATGACTTCTTCGCGCAGGGCCAGGACGAAGAAAACCAGCTCCGCGCGATGATCGAGATTCGCGAGCGGCAGAACGCCACGCTGACCGAAGAAGAGCGGATCAGGAAGCGGATTCAGGACCAGTACGGCACGTCATCGACGCTCGTCGAAGTGTTGGTACAGCAGGAGCTGAAGCTGGCCCAAGCCCGCCGCGAATCGAACCAGGAAGCCGAGCGCGGAATCGAGATCGAGCAGCGCCGCGCAGGTCTGGCTGGCGGGATCGGCACTCAGGGCGGGCCGCAGACCGCAGCGCCGGCCACATCAGCGGGCCGCGGCACATCAGCCGGCGCCGGGTCGCGGGATGCCGCGCCGGCCATCGTCGTGAACGTCTCCGGCGCCCCCACCGACGCAGCGGGATGGCGCGACATCGTGTCCCGATTCATCGCGCCGGAACTCGAACGAATCAACCGACTGAGCCGCTGACCCATGCGCTACCCGACCGGCCTCGAAAACATCATCCGCACCGCGACGCTGACGGCGACCAACTGCCTCGCATCGTCCGCGTGGGAGCTGGTGTCGCGGGATGCCGATGGCGGCGGCTCGGTCGCGCTGGGCGGCAGCTACACCGGTGCGGACGATGCCACCGTCGACATCGAGGTGATCAGCACCACGATCAACGGTGCGCCGCTGCTGAGTGCTCCGGTGTATTCGGGCGTCGGCAATGGCGTGCTATCCGGCGTCAGCGCTACCAGCGGCATCGATGCGCAAGAGTTCGTCATCACCGTGCTCGACACCGGCACGCCCACCCGCCAGGCCTGGGCGCCGTTCCAGTCCGTGAACCTGCGCGCACAGACCGCGGGCAGCGCCGGCAACGATCTGAGCGTGCGCGTGTCCCAGGCGGGCCTGACAGCCACGGCGACCGACTACGCCACCACCGGCGATATGAGCGCGGGCGCGTCCGAGTTCACCGGCGAGCAATACCACTTCGGCGGCCCGCTGTTGGAGCCCGAAGGCACCGTGCCGACCACCGCTCCGCGCCTGCGCTTCGGCGACGATGCGACCGTGTACCGGCATTGGCGCACCTTCCGCGACGGCGCCTACCGCTACCACCTGTCGCCGGCCTTGCGCCGCGCCGTGCCCATTGGGACGCGCGTGTACGCCATCACGGGCGGGCGCACGGTCGAAGAACTGGACGACGGCGTGGTCGCGCGAACCCACACCGACATCACCACGCTCTACTCGCTGCTGGCAAAGATCCAGGCCGACTCGACGCTGATCGAGGTAGACGGCGTCATCGCGCAGGATCGTCGCCCTGGCGGCATGGCCTGCGATGACCTGAGCGTCCACACCGCCAGCTACAGCGCCGGCAGCACGCGCGATGGGACCACCTACATCCGGCGCGCGGTGGTCGACCTGACTGTCGCTGCAGCGGCGCCCACCGAGCTGCTGCGCATCGAATGCACGGGCGCCCCGATTCCGGGCGCTGAAATCTGGAGTGTCACCGGTTCGGTGAGCGACGCGCTGGGCACCGTGACCACGGGCGAGGCGTTCAGCGCGGGCGATTACGGATTCACGATCCCGGTTGAGCTTGCCCCGTCCACCGCGCCTGAAGGCGAGTTTGCCGCCTACCTGGAACTGCTGGCGCGCGATGCCGGCACCACCATCCCGTCGCTGTGCGTGAAAAATCCGCGGCTCGGGTCCGAGGCCAAGACCGCGACCTACGTTTTCGAGTGGCGCCCGCGCCCGGCTGCCGCTTGCGACTGCTCCACCATCCCCGTTTCAGGCGGGCCGAACGATGATTTTCTTGGTATCACGACCGGAGGTGCAGCCGTGGCAAGTTTGCCAGCTGCGATCAAGACGCAATATGACGAGATTGAGGACTGGCGACTCGGCAGTCATCATCTGAACTGCTATTTCACCGTCACCGATGACGACACCTACATCACGTCGCTGCTATCTGGCCTGCGCGAACTGGTGCAGGGCTCAGCCACTCAGCCGACCGACCTTTACGGCGGTTTCGTCACGTCGCTGTTCCAGCGGGTTTCGGCCATCGCAAAGTTCGAGCAGGCGGATATTGCCGCGGTCGAGTTGGTCGCAAACACGTTCCAGCAGCACTTGCTCGCGATCTACACCGAAATGGGCGGCTCTGGGGCTTTGGATGCGGCAGTTGCAGCCGAGTTCCAAACCCAGTGGGACGCCATCGGGGACAAGCTGTCCCCGCTGAGGATCGCCACCAACACGGG